AACCCTATCTATTTTGCAGAAAAGTATATTCAAATCGTTCATGTAGACAAGGGTTTAATACCAATATCATTGTACGATTATCAGAAAGAGATTGTTGATAAGATAACAAACAATCGTAGAGTAACAGTTGTAACATCAAGACAGGCAGGTAAAACAACTACTGCTGTTGCTGTAATTCTACATTATATTATCTTCAACGAACATAAGACCGTTGCGTTACTCGCAAACAAAGGTGATGCGGCTCGTGAAATACTTGATCGAATCAAGATTGCATACGAAGCATTGCCAAAGTGGTTACAGCAGGGTGTTATGGAATGGAACAAAGGTTCTGTTGAATTTGAGAATGGATGTAAGATTATTGCTGGCTCAACTTCATCAAGTGCGATTCGTGGTAAATCGATTTCGTTCTTGTATATTGATGAGACTGCTTTCGTAGAGAACTGGGATGAGTTCTTTGCATCAGTGTTTCCAACCATTTCGTCTGGTGAGACGACAAAGATGTTGTATACATCGACACCAAATGGTTTGAATCACTTTTATAAAACTTGTCAAGGCGCAAAAGAAGATTCGAATGGTTTTGAGTATGTCGAAGTGCCGTGGCAAAAAGTGCCTGGTCGTGACGATGCTTGGAAACAAGAGACACTTGCGGCTATGGATTTTGATAAACAAAAGTTTAATCAAGAATTTGAGTGTGGATTTTTAGGCTCTTCGGGTACATTAATTGATGGGTCTAAGTTAAAAACACTAGTAACTCAGCGACCTATTGCTGAAACTCCACAGATGAAAGTATATGAACAACCAGTAAAAGACCATATCTATTGTCTTATTGCTGATGTATCACGAGGAAAGGGGCTAGATTATTCAGCATTTCATGTCATAGATGTGACTGCAATGCCATATAAACAAGTGTTTGTGTATCGAGATAACACAATTAGCCCAATTGATTATGCGAGTACAATACACAATGTACTCAAAAGATATAATGATGCTTACACATTAGTCGAGATCAACGACATTGGTGGGCAGGTGACAGATTTACTGCATCATGAGTTCGAATGTGAAACCATGTTGCTAACAGAAAGCGCAGGTAGATCAGGTAAAAGACTATCGACTGGGTTTTCGAAAAATGCCGATAAGGGCATTAGAACAACAAAATCGGTTAAAGCAGTTGGTTGTAACATGATTAAGATGCTGATTGAGCAAGATCAGATCATTATTAATGATTTTGATACTGTAAACGAGTTTTCAACCTTTTCACGAAGAGGAAAGACTTATCAAGCAGAATCTGGTAGACATGATGACTTAGTTATGGGATTAGTACTCTTTGGATGGATGTCAGATCAGATATTTTTCAAGGAGATGACTGATATAAATACAGTAGATAAACTGAAACAAAGAAATGAGAATGATATGATTGAAAGCCTACTTCCCATAGGATTTAATAGTTATGATCATGAAAGACAGGAAGGTATCCCTACTATGGCATCTGACGATGATGATAGCTGGCTGCTCTAAAATTAAATTATTATAAATATAGCTTATAAACTTCACAATAATAAAGGTTTATAACTTAGAATAAACAAGGAGAAACAAACAATGGCTTTTCAATTAAGTCCAGGCGTTAACTTCAGTGAAATAGACTTGACAAATGCAACGGCGGCAGTAGCGACTACCGAAGGTGCAATTGCAGGTGTATTCCGTTGGGGGCCTATCAACGAAAGAACTCTTATCACATCTGAAAATCAATTAGTAGATGTATTCGGCGCACCATCAAGTCGCTACACAGATGTGGCACAAACACAACTGTGGACTAATCACGAAACCTTTTTTACTGCGGCTAACTTTTTAGGCTACAGTGATGCTCTTTATGTAACTCGTGTAGTAGAGTCTCAAGATGCAGATTCGACAACTCATGCGGCTATTGCGGGTAATGCTACCTCTACTATCACTGGTAAATATCACGGTGAATTAGGTAACTCTCTATCAGTATCTTATTGTAAAGGTAGTACTGACGGTATTGCCGCATTTAATGGTAAGCAATATGGTACTGGTAATGCAACAATCAGTATTGCCACAGGCGCAACTACCGGCAGTATTGCTGGCTTACAAAATGCGGCTGAAGGTCTAGATATTGATGCAGGCGATCTAATCGAAATTCTTGATAGTAACGGTGATGCAATTCAAACATTAGAAGTTTCAACGAATGTAGCGCCGGGTGGTGGTGATTCAACAACAACAATATCGGCTCTATCATGCCAAGCATACACTAGTCTCTCAACTGTTGATAACACAGCAGAGGGTGTTATTGTTGGTTCATCGACTATGGCTGATAATGGAGGTCTAGCTTCTGTATTCACATTTGAGAATTCTGACATTGTTCATGGTGACGACACAATCGAACTTGCAGGTGCCGGTGATGATCATGGTCTGCAAGATGGCGATCAAGTTACGCTAAGTGTGGCAGGTTCGGCAAATCTTCCAGTAATATTGGCAGATACAAACGCAGGAAATCTTGATTATACTGCTACTTACTTTGTAATCAGAGTTGATGCTCAGAAGATTAAACTAGCATATACTTCGGATAATGCAATTGCTGACACACCTGTTGCAATTGATATCACAGACACAACAAGTGTTGCGGATGATACTTGGACTGTTACAACTGTTGGTGATGCAGACGAAGATGAAGAAAACGAAGTTCTAAGATCAAACATCATTATTCTTGGTCAAGATGTAGCTATAACAGACGGTCAACCAGTTAAATTCACTGGTACTGCTACTCAATTACCGGGTGGAGTAGTTTCTGGCACTACTTACTATGCGATTCCAGTAGAAAGTGAGCGAGCAACATTAGGTACAAAATTGGATTCTGGAACATCTACGAACGCAATCAAACTAGCTACTACATATGAAAACGCTTTAGCTTATGGAGACGAAAACCAGACTAATATCTTAATTACTAGTGGAGCAACCGCAGGAACAACTGCTCAATTAGAAATCTTTGCTCTTGTAACTGCTAACATATCATTTACTGGTAAATACAAAGGCATTCAAACTTCTGGTCTGAAGTTTAAGAAGTATTGGGGTGGTTCTGAATCATTTGACTCTGCACCAAACGGCGCTTCTTCTATGCATATTCTTGTTAAAGATGCTGATGGAAAAATTAGCGGTACAGCAGGTACAGTTTTAGAGACTTTCTCAGATGTATCTCTTGTTGCAGGAACTAAAGCCGCAGACGGGACTTCTAGCTTTATTGAAGATGTTTTAGATGTTGGCTCTAAGTGGATTAGAGTAACAGCCGCTAGTTCGGCGACATTATCTAGTAATGGCGTTGATTACATCGTAAATGACGTTCTTAATGGTGGTAATGATGGTAAATCAGAGTCAGACATTAGTCTTGGCAATCTAGCCGCAGGCTACGATCTATATAAAGATGCTTCTGATGTTGATGTGTCATTCATTCTTCAAGGTAAGCCAAGAGGTGGAACTACACTATCTAACTACATTATCGACAATATCTCTGATGTTCGTAGGGACTGTGTAGCATTTGTTAGCCCAGAATTAGCGGCTAACTCTGCTCAAAAAGTTGTAGAATTTGCATCAACAGTAACTGCAAGCACTTACGCAGTTCTAGACACTGGTTATAAGTATCAGTACGATAAGTTCTCTGATGTATATCGTTGGGTACCATTGAATGGTGATATTGCAGGTCTATGTGCTAGAACAGACGATCTAAGAGATCCGTGGTTCTCGCCCGCTGGCTACAGTAGAGGTAATGTTAAGAATGTAGTTAAACTAAACTTCAATCCTAACAAATCTCAAAGAGACTTGCTATACAAGAACGGCATTAATCCAGTAATCACACAACCAGGGCAAGGTACTGTACTATTTGGTGACAAGACTTACGCACCTACTACTAGTTCATTCGACAGAATCAATGTTCGTAGATTGTTCATTGTTCTTGAGAAGACAATTGCTAGAGCGGCTAAATCATCTCTATTTGAGTTCAACGATGAGTTTACAAGAGCGCAATTCGTAAACTTGGTTGAACCATTCTTGAGAGATGTACAGGGTAGACGAGGCATCTATGACTTTAAAGTCATCTGTGATGAGTCTAACAACACTGGTCAGGTTATCGACACAAATAGCTTTGTTGGAGACATTTACATCAAGCCAGCACGTTCAATCAACTTCATTCAGTTGAACTTCGTAGCTGTAAGAACTGGTGTAGAATTCAGCGAAGTCGTTGGTGCGGCTTAATAAATATATTAAAAGAAAGGAGAAATAAAAAATGGCTTTCAATATTAATGAAATCAAAAGCCAACTGACCTTCGGTGGAGCAAAAGCATCTCTGTTCCAAGTGGCAATCACTAACCCTGTCGATGGAGCAGGTGATTTGAAGACACCGTTTATGGTACAGGCGGCACAGATTCCAACATCTGAACTCGGAACAATTGAAGTTCCTTACTTTGGTCGTAAAGTTAAAATCGCAGGCGATAGAGTATTCGCTGAGTGGACAGTTACGGTTATCAACGATGAAGACTTCTTGATTCGTAACGCTATGGAAGCGTGGATGGCGGCAATCAACTCTCACGAAGGTAATGTTACTGCTGGCGTTGATTACAAGAACCAAGCACAAATCACTCAGTACTCGAAGACTGGTGCGCCATTAAGAACTTATAACTTTAATGGTTTGTTCCCAACTAACATTGGTGAAATCACTATGGATTGGAGTACGACTGATGAGATTGAAACATTTGAAGTAACTTTCGCATATGACTGGTGGAACGTCTCTGGCGGTACTACTGGTGATGGCGGTACTAACGTATAATTGATAACGATAATTTAGGGGAGAGTTCGCTCTCCCCCATAATTAGAGGATAAACTATGGCTGAACTATTTGGGTTTGAAATAAAACGCAAAGGTGAGAAGAAGTCGGATAATATTCCGTCTTTTATTCAACCAGGCGCCGATGAAGGATCAATTGATATTGCGGCAACTGGAACTGCGGCAAGCAGTTACCTTGACCTTAACGGAAGTGCAAGATCAGAAGCAGAACTTGTACAAAAATATAGATCGATGTTACAGCAACCAGAAGTTGCTCAAGCAATAGATGACATCGTGAATGAGGCGGTAACTATATCGCCAGACCAAAAAGTTGTTGAATGTGTTACTGATGAAGTCGATCAACCCGACAACATCAAAAAGAAAATCAGAGAAGAGTTTGACAATGTATTGAAGTTGTTAGACTTTTCTTCTACTGGTTACGACACTTTCCAAAAGTGGTATGTTGATGGAAGAATCAACTATCATGTTATGATTGATGTTAAGCAACCTCGAAAAGGTATTCAAGAGTTGCGTTATATCGATCCAAGAAAGATTCGTAAGATTAGAGAATTTGAGGATAAAAAGTCTAGCGGAAATGGTGCAGACGGAAAATTCCTAACAAAAGAGATTAAGAACGAGTATTACATTTACAGTGAGAAAGGGTTCTTAGCAACAAACAATAATATTGGAGCGCAAGCCGGTAACAATGATATTCAAGGCTTGAAGATTGCTAAAGACTCAATTGTAAATGCAAATTCAGGTTTGCTTAACGAGAATAATACATTAGTTATATCTCATCTGCAAAAGGCATATAAGCCTTTGAATCAGTTGAGAATGATGGAAGATGCTGTAGTTATTTACAGAATATCTAGAGCGCCTGAAAGAAGAATTTTCTATATCGATGTAGGTAATCTGCCTAAGATGAAAGCAGAACAGTATCTACGAGATATGATGACTAAGCACAAGAATCGCTTAGTATATGATGCAAGTACTGGTGACGTTAAAGATGATCGTAGACATATGAGTATGACTGACGATTTTTGGTTGCCAAGAAGAGAAGGTGGAAAGGGTACAGAGATCACTACATTGCCTGGTGGTCAGAATCTAGGAGAACTAGACGATGTATTGTATTTCCAGAAGAGATTATTTAAGGCTCTGAATGTACCTATCTCTCGTATGGAGTCAGACAGTGGATTCTCACTAGGTAGAGCAACAGAGATATCTAGAGATGAGATTAAGTTTAGTAAGTTTATCAGCAGATTGAGATCACGATTCTCTACGCTGTTTGATAAAATTCTTGAGAAGCAGTTAGTACTCAAGGGAATCATAAGACCTGAAGAGTGGGCAGAGATTCAAGCCTCTATCAGATATGATTTCATGCAAGACAACTACTTTGAAGAGTTGAAAGAAAGTGAAGTCTTGAGAGAAAGATTAAATCTTCTTCGAGACATTGACGACTATGTTGGTAAGTACTACTCAGCAGAATGGGTAAGAAAGAATGTTCTCATGATGAACGAAGATGAAATCGAGAAAATGAGAGACGAAATTGAACAAGATAACGAAGATGCAGATGATGCAGAAGACGATATCGATGATGGCAATTTTTAACATAGTTGATTATAAATAACTTAATAAGGTAAGGAGATAGACATGAGTGTTAGTGATTTGATTAAGAGTGCGATTGACAAAGATGCAAATGGTTTTGAGTCATCGTTTAACAACATTATGGCAGATAGAATGACAGCGGCTATCGGACAGAAATACGATTCCATGTATGGCGCTCCCGCCGAAGCGGGCGAGCCAGTTGAGATGGAAGCACAGGTGGAAGTAACCCCTGAAGCAGAAGCAACAGAATCAGAATAATAAAAAGGAACAATAATGAAATCTTTTAAGCAATTTACAGAGTCTAGTCAACACGATGAAGTTATTGATTATGGCGATGATGCTTCAGTAGAAAAGCATAAGGCCTTTATTGATAAGCACTTGGTTGATGTTAAAGAACTTCCAGATGGATATAAGCAAGCAGAAGTACTTGATTTATCTGGAAATCGTCTAGCTGATCTAAAGAAAGGCGAAGACGAAGAAGTTTATGAGTCTGTGCAAGAAGGCACTGTATCTGAAGCAGAAATGACAGATGCTCAAAAAGCAAAAAGAGAAGAAATTGTAAAAGAACTCAAAAAGAAAATGGATGAGTTCAAAGATCGTTACGGTGACCGTGCTACAGATGTTATGTACGCAACTGCTACTAAAATGGCAATGAAAGACGACTCAGAAGATGAAGACGAAGACGAGTTGGAAGAAGGCTATCATGAAGGTTACTATAAAGAAGGCGTTCTAAAAGACTTAGAGATGATCGTTAAGAAGAAAAGCGTAGGCGATGTTAAGTTCGCAGACGGCAAAAAGCAAAAAGTTGATCTAACAACTGCTTCTATGATCGTTTCAATGGTTAAGCAATTGAACAAACAGAATCAACAAAAAGTGTTGAAGATGCTAGACAACAGCAGAACATTTAAAGATGTTGCTAAGTTTGCATTCTCAGCAGGCAAATAGGAAGAAGATATGAGTTTACTAATCAAAGAAATCGTTGAAGATGTACAATATATCACTGAAGCCAAAGAAGACGGTGAAGGTAAAGACTACTATATTGAAGGCATCATCATGCAAGGCGACATCAAGAATCGTAATGGTCGTATGTACCCAAAAGAGATTCTTGCTAATGAAGTAAAAAGATACAACGAGACATATGTAGAGAAGAAAAGAGCATATGGCGAACTTGGTCACCCTGCAGGTCCTACGATTAATCTTGATAGAGTATCTCATTTGTTCACTGAACTGAAGCAAGATGGTTCAAACATTGTTGGTCGTGCAAAAGTAATGGACACACC